ATTTAATTATATATATTATTTTCATAATTCTACAGTATTTAGTGTTAATAATATTAATAATGGGTAGCAAGATTTTTAAATCAAAGATAAAGACCATTAATCTAGGTCTTGATGCTAATATATTGATTATTACATCATTTGCTCAAAAACAACTTGCTCAAGCATTTAATTCGGCATATTGAAATTTATAATCCAGAAAAAATTATTGGAATGGATTTTAATATGTTTAGAGTATCAGAAAATATAATTTTACCGACTGTAGTTAATATGGTTATTACTAAAATTCCAACTAATGCTAATTTTGCAAATAAATTACTAGATAGAGTATTTAATTATGATATTATAACAAATGATAAAAGTATTACATCTGATATGCCTAAACAGTCTGCATTTTAAACAAAACTCTATAAATTAAATCATTATTATGAACTAAATTTGATTATTTTATTAAAAATATAAGTCTGATTAATTGAATTTTAAAATGGATGAAAAAAAGATAATAGAAGTATCCGATTATTTGAAAGTTAATTTTAATAAATTAATTCGACAAATTATTAAAGATATTGATATTGAAATTGATAAAAATAAACCATTAATTAAAGACCTTGACGATATTGAAATAATTCCATTGTCAAAATCAACTATTTTCAATTGGTCAAAAGAATTTCATTCATTAATTGAAGAACTATCTTTAATTATTAATCATTATCAAAAAATTATTCCAGAATTTGAATGTAATATTTCAATATTTCCATTTGAGCATTATTTCCATATTGGTTTAAATCATACATCTAAATCAATTATTGATAAGGATTTAATTGAAAAGAGACGATGTCATTTATTTCAAAACCATTCACCTGAAAGTCATATCAGATATTCGTTTGATCAAGATTATGGTTGGAATAATTATAGAGTTACATTTTATTTTGAATTTCCATTAAAATATATATAGTAGAAAATCTTAAAATTATTGTTTTAAATATGGAAAATTATATTAAAGTTATTCATCGTAAATTTGAAGAAATTTTCGAATTATTTCCAGCTTCGAGATTTCCTTTAGAACCATATCAGTTAATAGAAAATAATCAAAGTAAATATTTACCAAATGAAAAACCAACAGATATAGAAAAATCAATAGACGCTAATAAATGCGAAATTGAAGGTAATATTTTAAATTTTTTATGCCCACATTGTAAATATTATACAGAAGTAGCAATTAATGAATTGAACTGTAGAATATTTAGACATGGTTTTGTTGTTCAAAAAAATGAGAAAGGTGAAATTATTGCTTTATTAAGTCAAATAGGACCTCATGAAAGTGAAGAAAAATGTAATGAATTGCGAAATCAACCTAATATTACTGGGTGTTGTAAACCATTTCAAATCATTGGAGATAATACAAATGGATTCTATGTGCAAATTTGTGGGTATATTTAATGATTCTGATCATATTCTTCAAGAGAATTATTATTCTCTTGATTATTATTTTCTTGATTATTATTCTCTTGATTAGAATTTTTAATCATTTGCTTATAAAATTCATTTGCTTGTTCCGGTGTATGAAATTCAAATAATTCACTACTTTTATGTGTATGAAACACAACAACTTTAAAAATTTTATTTTCAATATCAATGCGCTTAACTGCAACTGACATTTTTAGATTTAATTGGATAATATGATGAATATTATGATAGATAATGTTTAATAAAAAATCAATTTTTGCTAAATAATCATCAATTATTAAGATCTTCTTGAGTCCATTCTCTTGGAGTTTGTTTTCTTAATTGTCGAAATTTTTTAAATAATAAATTATTAAGATTTCTAGCTTTTTGCTTGTCAACATTATTAATTTTTTGAAACAAATAAAATACATTAACCATAGATTGTCCAGTTGTTGATAAATAATTATCTTCATGATATTTAATTAATTTATAACCTTGATTAGTTGACATTTCTTGAACAATTGTTATTAAATTAGATAATTCTAATTCTTTTGTTGATCCTTCAGTAGAAAGACGTGTTGTTATAGTTCCTTCAAAATGATACCATGGTTTATATGATAAAAACATATTTTTAATAGTTATTATAATGCTGGTTTTAGAATTATCATTACCATATGGACATCCCATACCATCATGAATAACATATTGATATCCATTTTTAACTTCATCACACATCCAACTTTTTTTACATCTAATATTTAACTTCTTATCTTTAATTGTTTGAAATAATTCTTTATATTCTTGAGTATTATTAGTAATAGCCGTAATGTTATAATTAGGAACTCCAGCATTTATTAAATCAATTGTACCACCAGCAAATTTTCCTTCTAATATTAAAACTTTCATATCTTCGGGAATTTCATCTAATCTTTTCATCCAAGGTCGTTTTGTTTTTTGCATACCAAAATATGTACTTTCATTAATGTATTTATGTTTTTTTGTTAATACGATTTTTTTATTCGAAACATGTTTAATTTTCCAGCTTTTGTTATTAATAGGAAATTTATCCTTTAATTCTGCCATGGATAAGGTTTGTATTGATATATTTTTACAAAAAATAAATCAATTTTAGCTACTGATTTAACAATCTTCCCAACTAGCAGCTGATGATTGTACTTTATCTTTATTTGATAGTTCAACCTTAAGTTCAATATCTAATGATTCTGCTTTCATTGCAGTATCCATTTCTTCAGCATCTTTTCTATTTTGAAACCAGAAGAAATAATAATATTCGGTTCAATAAACAAATACATCTTTACCACGAATTTTATTTACGCCAGGCATTAAAATAACACCATGAACATTATCAGGAGAAGCAAAATTTCCTGTAAAATCTTTACTGTTTCTGCTTGAAAGGCGTTGATATAATGTATTATTATCATCTTTATAGCAACAAACACAATAATCAAATCCTTCAGGTTTGTGAAAACTTTTACTGTCCATCGCTGAATGAGTACAAACAAATGATATTATTTCTTTTAATTTTGGTTGTGTTTTATTTCAATTTTGAAATTATATTCAACAATTATTAATAAAAAGATGACTACAAGAAGAACAATTGATGAGAAAAAACAAGAATTTAATGTTAAATGGCAAGGAAAAATTGATGATAAATTTATTGATTATAATTTGCCGATTAAATCAAATCAAAAATTCATCTGTTTGAAAAATGATATTGACCATAATTATTCGAGTTATTTTGATGAAGATGAAAAATATGTTATTTTTACATCAACATTATATCGTATGTTTAATAATTCAAATTGTTGTCCAATTTGTATAAAACAATCTCAACATAAACCACCAACTAATAAAATATCACAAGTCGAAATAGATGAAAAAATTAAACTGCATGAAAATAATATTCAACAAATAAATGGTAAACAAACTATATTAATAAGTCCATATATTAATATGCAATCTGATCATATTTTTGAATGTAGTTGTGGTAAACAATTTAACAGAGCTATGACAGATGCATTACGGCAAGATAGAATGCTATTATGTTTAAATTGTTCCAAAAAAGCATATAAACATGACGAAATACAGGAACGTAAGAAAATATTTAATGAAAAATGGATAAATATTATAGATGACTCGTTAATTGATTATTCAAAATCAACGAAAGAAGTGCAATCATTTATTTGTTTAAAACAAGATATTAATCATAAATATTCAGAATTATATAATGAAGATAAAGAACATGTCATTTTTAATTCTACTATTGATCAAGTACTTAGAAATGAAAATCATTCCTGTCCAATTTGTATAACAGAATGGAGACAGCAAGAAGCCTATAATAAACTATCTGAAGAAGAAATAAACACTAGAATAAAACAACATCTAAATAATAAATGTAATGAATTTGGTCAACAAACTCAACTTATTTCAAAATACGCAGGAATGTCAGAAGTACATGATTTCCAATGTATATGTGGAAATTTATTTCAAAGACGAATGACAGATATATTAAGAAATGATAGATCATTTTATTGTTTAGACTGTTCATATACAGGAGCCTCACGCATTGCTTTAGAATGGTTAAGTTCATTAAATAATCCCAATTTAATATCAATTAAATCAGGAAGAGAATATACAATTCCAGGAACTAGATATAGGGTTGATGGGTTTGATCCTTTAACCAAAACTATTTATGAATTTCATGGCTGTGAGTTTCATGGACATTGTACTACCAATAAAAATTGCCCATTAACAAAAAATAAAGGATCATTTTCCTATTACGGTGATTTGTATGTTGATTTGTATGATAAAACTCAAACTAGAAAGGATGAATTAATTCGACTAGGATATAAATATATAGAAATTTGGGAGTGTGAATATAAATCCATGAAATAAAACTATAAAAATAAATGAAAAAAAAAATAATTATTTTTTTTTTCATTTATTTTTGTGATCGCTCTTAGGTGCTATATCTTAATACAGCTGAGCCATCGGTAATTAATAAGAAGTTAATAGCACTAGCTACGCGTAATCTTAACTCTTAAATTTCTAAAAGAGACGAGACTATATTTTAAGTATTTATTTAAATAAATACCAACCATCGTTTAGTCGTTGAACCTTCATCTATTATTAATTAAAATAATAGATGCTTGGCTGCGGGTAACCCATTGATAATTATCTTAAGAATTTTTACCATAGAATGGACTGATTACCATCTACCATCTTTATATTACTATAAAGCGGTGGTATCTTAAGCTTTAGGGACTTCCCGAACAGTTTGATAGTTTTGCCTATTCATATTATAGAATATCTATAATATTACAATAGACTTGCGAATTATTACTAATTCACAGCGACAGATGAATTTATCGCAAGAGTACCAAGTGCCGTGGTACCCAATTCAGAAGGGCTAGTAGCAATAACAGAGCTTGTGTAACGGAAATAGAATTCACGAGCTCGACTAACGTTAATATGAGAAGATGGTTGATAAGTACCAGGATAGATACAGAAGTTAATCATCATTAGTCCTCGATCATCAGGAGTATTAATGTTGCTACCTCCATAGGTGTAAGGAATATAATCACTGAAGAAACTGTTTTCAATGTTATTATAAAGTGGGATACCATGGGCACTCACCGTCAAATAATCAACAGTTGGATAGAAGACATTAACAGTCAATTTTGGACTAGAAAGTTTGCTAATTGGATTATTATGGGCTGCAGCAGCTTTTAATGCAATTGCACTTGTTGGTGCTGGAACAATTGTCATAACAGTTGCACTTGTTGTACTTAAAACTGTACCAACATAACCAGCAACACTGACTAAATCACCAGCTGAGAATTCAGTACTGAATGCTGTACCAACTGCAGTAACAACACCAGCTGTACTAATAGTTAAATCATTATTAACAGTTGGTTGAGTAATTGAACTCAAGCTTTGTGCACTTACAGCTTGAGAAAGTTGATAATCAGTACCAACAACACGACCGAAAGAATGCCATTTATCCAAATGTTGAGATCCAGTAGCATAAGCAGTCATTTTTACACCAACATACATGGTTTCAATTGGCCACTTCATCTTGTTTAACAAGATTTCATCATTAGCATTAGAAAGAGATTGAGTTTGTTCACGGTGAACTCGAATGAGTGAGAAACCAATACGCTTAATGAAAATATCATGAACTTCAGGATTAACGAAAATATTGTTAATGTAAAGTTCAGCTTTGCAAACTTCATTGGTAGCAGCTGTAAGAGATGCTTTAGGATCAGCCCAAGTACCAACACCTCGAGGAACTAAACCATACATAACAGAAGCAGCAGCAAGAGTTAATGTAATATAACGTTGACCATGTGGAATTGAAACGCTAGGAATAACAAGACGAGGATCTTTGTTAAACCAAAACAACAATGGAATCCACATTTCAATTGCACCAGCTGCAGCACTGGAATGTGCTGTAACATTATTAACGTTAGAATTAGAAGTTAGAGATGGTGTTTGAGGACCATTGAGAACAGCACCAGCGATACGATGACTAACAGGAGCTGCACCAGTATTAACCAATCCAGTACTGGAAGTTTGTTGTCCAGTCAAATCAACACCAGGTTGACGGAAGAAACCCTCACGCGGCAATTCTTGAGCTACACATCTATACCATGCTTGACGTTTATTAGGAGTAACTAAGAATTCTCTGTGCATGTTAACAGAAAGAGATGTATATTCATCAAGAGGATTACCATTAACATCGAATTTAACACGATCCAAAACACGTTCACCAGGGAAATGACACCAACGGAAAGCTGCCGCATGACCAGCACCTTGTGTGAGGGTAGATGTATCAGTAGTAGCAAAGTTAGTAGTACGAGAAATAGTTGGAGGGTTAAGAATCAAATGAACAGCCATATCTCCAAAGAAATCACCAAATTGTGGAATAGAGAACTGAACTTCACCACCAAGTGAAGAAGTTGTACTTTGAGGATTAACTTTATTATATTCATAACCAATCGCAGCAAATGGTTTGAAATGTGCATTCATGAAAAGAATATGTGTCTTTTCGATATCTAAAAGAGTCGGAGTACTATCAGATACTAAAGGATCTCTGGAACGAGCTTCCTCAATTAAAGCTAATCTGCGGTTTAACAAAGCCGTAGCCATAAGCATACGATCTTGTTTACCATCATTGGTAATAATTTGGAAAACACCACCAGTTGCCATTTTTAATGGTAGATTTTAAATTGTAATCTTCTAAAGAAAATAATAAACTATATCATTACATCGATAAAAATAGAATAAAAAAAATATTTATTATATCATGAATAATTATAATTCATCTTAAAATTATTTGTTGAATTAATTTATTCAAGATTTATTATACTTAAATTTTTTGATATTAATTATCAGTAAATAATGATTTATAGTTAAATTTGATTTTAATTTTAATATTATTATAATAAGACAATTAATATTACGATTTAAGTAATAAATAATGAATAAACTAGATAATCCATTACCCGAAATAGATAAAAAAGCCTGTGAATATGCTGTATTAGAATTTGAAATCAATCAAATTCTTCGTGAATTCGATTATGCAACAGATACTAATGAGAACGATGATAAAACTTTAGATTATATTTATAGGATGTTAAATATTGTACATAATCAAGTAAAAATGTCTAAAATTAAGTTTAAAAAAATGGAAAATGATTTAAGAAATGCCGAAAAACGTGCTGAAATGTATAAAGAGGAAGTCGAATATTATGAAAGTAAGTTTGATACTACAAGTTCTATGGATTCTGAGTGGAATGATTCAATTGATGAACGTGAATTTAATGCACATAATTTAGATTTTAGTCGAACTCCAGGTCATACTGGAATTGAAAGAAAAAGTCAAATTTTTAAACAACATGAAGAAGGTCAAGAACATTTCGTACATCAAAATCAGGAAGAAGGATCTAATCAAAAAATCTTGAATATGTTGGGTTTAAATGGACAATCTATACAAAATCATCCAACTCATCCACAAATAAAAAAAACAAATGGAAAATTTTCTTTTTATCCAATGCCATTTATGTATTCGCATAATCCAATTACAGAAAGATACTTTAAATCATATCCATCATTCAAAATTAATGAATTACCAAATCAGAACACTAATGATTAATCCATTATCTAATAGATTTTAATCCATTATCCATTTATTATCTTTCCAGCTCCAAGTTTTATCTCTTGCATCAACATATGCAGATAAACTATATTTACCAAGAACAGCATCTTCATCTAAATATAAACCATATTGCTGTTCATTTATTTTTTTCAATATACCTTCTTTTGTAACTTTTCCACTTAAACCATCATTATATAAAAATTTTACACTTCCTAATACTTTATTATGATAAACTTCTATTTTATTACCAGTTTTATCATAATAAATACCTGTCATATTAGTTATTGTATTGATATGAATTAAAACCATAACTAATAATACTACAATAATAACTAAAGTTAATACTGTTATAGTTATTATATAATTATGTGTACGATCTGATAATTCTTCTTCTGCCGCAGCTTTATAGTTTAATCCGGTTTTATAATCTAATTCATTAAAAATTTTAACTTGATTATCTATTGGATCAAGATATTCATATGAATATCCCATGTCATGTTCACGGATTCTTTTTTCAATATCATCTAAATGCGTAGCAATCGACATTTTGAATATTAAAATAATTTTACCAAAAGTAGATTAATTATCTAAAAAATAAATGTTCTATATCAATAATTACAAATATTTTAATAAGATATTTCAAACTGAAGGAGTTCCAATTGGAACAATTAATCCTCCTTCATATTCATCACTATCAGGATTTAATGTTGGATCTCCTCCCCAAATACGTGAAGCATCCATTGGACTCATATTATAATAATAATATGCAGATGATAAAGCTGCTAAAACTCCAACAACTTTAACTATATTTACAGTTTTACTGTAATTATCATCCCAATATTTTGCATTATACTGATCATCGCTAGCATCTTGTGGTTTTTGAATAGGTTTTGTATTATTATAATTATTCCAACTTGTAAACCATACAACTAAACAAATAATTAATACTAATAATGAAGCGATTAGCCATTGAACATTATCCATTTTAAATATGTAGAATATTTTTACAGATATTAATTATATTACTATATATAAAAAACTATTGTTTTTATAAATGTTAATTAAAAAAGAAAAAATATATACAATATGCTAAAAAATATATAAAATATATAAAAATGACTGAAGTAGGTATGTATTATCAACAAAAAGATTATAAAGGAACTTCACATCCTTTGTTTATTGAATATTTTTTATCACGAAATATTATTAAAAGCGTAATAATTAATATCATTAGATTAAATACTATTATTGTCCCATTGTCATAAAATCTGGCGCTTCAGACTTAGTATAAATCTTATCAATATCGACTCTCCTACCACCTTGGCTAATTCTAGTCATTTGAACTTTAATAGCATCAAGCTCATCTAATAATTTATCTTCTTCATCTTCATTCATACGATCAACACCAAATTTAGATAAATTTTCACTGCCAAGAGATCCATAATTCTTTTCAAATTCGGGATCTTTTTTACCATGAACAGCTTCAAGTTTCTTACGTTTACCTTCAACCACTTTATCCATCATATCTTTAGCTAATACTCTCTCGGCTGCTTTCATCTTAAACATTTCGTCAAAGATTGCCATGTTAGCGCCGAAGTATTCTATTCTATCACGATTATGTTTATAAGGTGCAATCATTGTCCAATGTCCAAATTTGACATCATTAATACCAAAATGAATATCTCTTGCATGTTCATGTCGAAATTGTTTAATTTGTTCAGCAATACTAATTGTTTCACCAGTTTTAGGATCTTCTTTTGGAACTACATGACGATATGGGAAAATAGATGCATCAAAATCTGGTTTTTCATGATACAAATCTCTAGTTGCATCGAGAAGTTGTTCATAATGTTTATCAAGATAAACATTAAAACGATAAAAGAAATCACCTGGTGGAATTAAATCACGTACTGTTTGATGAAGTGTTTGATCACGAGCTTGATTACGTCTATCAAAATAATCAGTATAAGTTGGATCCTCCATAGGAATAACTTTATGGTCACTTCGAAGAACTTTCATATTATTAGGATCATCAGGATCATCAAGTTTTAATTGAGCAAGTTTATATTCAACCTCGGTACACTTAATTTGTCGCTTAACCTTCATAAGTTGACCATCTCGACTTTTAATAGTTCTAACAACTTCACGAATACAAGGTTTTTCAAGTACTTCACCTTCAGCAACTTTCTTTTTTTCTTCAAGAAATTTTTCATATAATTCGGCAGCCTCTTTTTTCTCATTAACATTTGAACGTTTTGATTTTTCAGTACGACGTTTTTCTAAAAGAACTGCCATTTCGGCACTTGGTGTTAAAATAGGACGACGTTCTGGGTCTTTGTAATTTGGTTTATATCCAGGACGAGCATGTCTATCAGGATCATAACCAAATAAATATTCAAGAAATTCAACAATAACCATACG